TTTCTGCATAGACCAACACGACTTGAAGATTTATCCCATGATTTACTGCCAGCCCCTTGAGATAGGCGAAGCGATTCTCGTACCCATTTTCTTGATAGATAGTTTTCATGACTTATCCTTGATAGAAATATAGATAGATAGCCATAAGGCATATCCTCCAATGATAACGAGCGTGCTTAATATGGCGAATGATAGATCATCCATTACATACTCCTCGATAGGTCTGAGTTCGTACCGATAGACAAGAGAACTCGGGTTGAACCCGACCTTGCATAAACTCCAGACATGCCAAACTCTGGACGCATAACCGATAGGTCACGCTCCAGTTTCTGGACTGATAGATAGAATTTATCCATACACTCTCCAATCTCGGGTTGAACCCGACTTGATAAAATAATGCTGAAATAATTGATAGATAAATCAACACGTTATAAATACTTAGCTAAACTCCGAAAGTATTTACTAAAGGCCAGCCCAATGAGGACAAGCTTTAGTAAAGGCTTTACTTGAAAATTAAATATGAGACATAGGAAAAGCCCCTTTCGGGGCTATCCTTCTTCAGATTAAGCTGCTCTCTTGCCTTTCTTTTTAGGTTCTACTTTTGGAATTAGCAGTTCACTAAATATTCCAGTTTGAATAGTCATGAACTTTGTAACATCTTCCTCAGAGGATCCATCAAGGTAGGTTCTGATAACATCGAGCATAATATGCTCTTGCTCAGAGACCATGATTAGGCCTTCAGGTAGAGGCTTTACGGCAGGCAACAATTTAACTTTGATCAATTCTTCTCGAATAGCGAGGTCATTGATTTTGGCTAAAGTGTTTCGCACTCCTGATTTAGTGCCAGATTTATGGCCTTCGTCAGATGCAATCAAGTGCTCGGTTTCATCCTTGCCAAGAGTTTTGTAACTCTGGAACAAGTCGCGGTGATAATTCATTTCAGATGGGGTATGAACCCATAGATCAAAATCATTCGCCCCAGCTTTTATGCAACCCTTAGCAATGGTGGCCCAGTCGCGTGCAATCTGACTAGCGTTTTCCATTCCTAAGTTACCTTTTGCTTCTGATTTAGTACCAAAAGATCGCTTGTATTCAACCTGTATCGCATGCGTTAACATGTCGATATCGGCATCAGTCAATAGATTCTTATTAGTACAAAACCCTAAAAGCATAGTGGCCATGGTGTTATAAATCTCAGAACCAGTTCTTTTGATATCCTTTTTCAAAGCATCAATAGTGGTTTGGCCTGTAGCAACTTGCGCGTATAAAGCAACTTTCTCATTCGTTAAATTAGTCATTTGAAATCTTCCTTTTTAATTAAATGGTTTAATGCCCTTGAGTTCTCTCAGAACATGCAACTATCATAACTAATTTAAATTTTTGAGTCGTAATGCCCTCGCAACTAGCCCTAGTCGGGTTCAACCCGATTTGTTTTCTACCTCGCAGGAGTCTGACAGAAAATCCCAAACCGATGGGGGTATGAGGCGTATGGCCGCCTTTTTAACAGAGGGCAACCTACTATTTAGAAACACCCTCTAAAAATTTAAAACCTTTTTTCAAACACCCCTTAAACGTGCACTCACAGCACACTTTGTTCTTACCCTATACCTTGGCCTACCCTTGACCGAGAACGTTCAGTACGCGCCCATGTAGGAGCATTTACACAGCTTACACAGATATAAGTTGTGGCTTACTCTGTAAGAATGAATATCCATCAGTTCCCTTTCCAAAAAAATTTTTTCCTATATTTTCCCCAAGGGGGGGTAACTAACTACACTTAATTTTGTTAGTTAGTACCCCCCTTAGTTATATTTGTATTTTTACTTGTATGTTAGAGACCCACGGTGGGACTAGGTAAGTGTCTGTGTGGGACTACCCTAGTGTCAGGTGGGGACTAGGTAGTGCCAGTGTGGGACTAGGTAGGGTAATTAGTCTGTGGATAATACGCACACTTGTACACAGGTGCACTAAAATACATATACAAATCAATGGGTGGGGTGTGCATTATTTGAACATAAATGTGGATAAACGCTTGACGATGTGCACATTGGATGTTAAAAATGTGGATAACTTGGGAGTGAACACTATTTTATGTAAGGGTGTCGCAGTCCTTTAAAGCCTTTCTGTCCTTGGATAGGCTTATTTTACAAGGGTTACATCATGTCAGAAGACATTAACCCCCCTCAAAGAAAATCAATCTTTAAAAATGCTAAGCGTGTCGAGGAAAATAAAAAGTTCCGAGCAAGGCAAGCTGTGGTCGATAAAAAATTCGCGGCAAGAGAAGAGAACGCCAAGCGAGTTAAAGACGCACGTAGTCGCCGTAGCCAAGAGATTGGTATTGAGACAGCTCAGAAGCGTTGGGGTGGAACGATCAATGCGTTAACAGGTGATCTTGTTACGCCCAAGCAGAATCTTTTCGTAGAAGCTTATTGCGCCACCTTAGATTTTACAGCGGCCAAAGATTACGCAGGTTACGGAAAGAAGACTAAAGCCAAAGACATCATGGCTAATCCGAATGTGATTAGAGCCATTGATAGACGGCAAGCTATATCGAGAAGAAAATTGAAAGTAACTGAAGCTGAAATTATCACAGGCTTATTAGAAGAAGCCAAAGATAAAGACAATGGTTCTCCCGGATCTAGGGTTACAGCTTGGACTCAACTTGGCCGACACCTTGCAATGTTCACCGACAAAAAAGAAATTGATGCCACCCTGTCGATTGAGAATGTGATTGCCGATTTACCTGATCTTGAAGATGACGTTATCGAGCACGAAGAAGATAGCTACCTCTTTGATGATATGGAACATGACGAAGATCAGATCGAGTTACTCAATGAATCATCCTTCTTTGAAAGAGAGAATTAATGACACCCGCTGAGCGGAAAAAGCTTCGTGCCATTAAGACAAACTTCCCTTACTTTGCTGCCGCTTGCTTAAACATCAGGGCTAAGAGTGGTCAAGAAGAGCGCTTTAAATTAAACAAAGCTCAGATGTATATTCATCAGAAGATTGAAGAGCAAAAGTCTGAGATCGGAAGAGTCAGAGTACTAATACTAAAAGGCCGTCAGCAAGGGTGTAGTACCTACGCTGAGGCTAGACTTTACCATAAGGTAAGTCAGAGCAAAGGTAAGAGAGCGTTCATCCTCACACATGAGCATGAGGCCACATCAAACTTATTTGACATGGTTAGACGTTACCATGAGGGCAATCCATTTAGGCCGTCAGTGTCCAGCTCCAACGCTAAAGAATTAGTGTTCGACAAGTTGGATTCAGGTTACAAAGTGGGTACTGCTGGTAACAAAGCTGTAGGTCGATCACAAACCTTACAGTATTTTCATGGGAGCGAGGTTGGCTTCTGGCCTAATGGTGAGGAACACTTGGCTGGTATTTTACAGGCCGTTCCTTTGGAAGATGACACTGAGGTAATCCTTGAGTCTACAGCCAACGGAGTCGGTGGTGTTTTCTACGACATGGTTCAGACGGCTCAGCGTGGCGAAGGCCAGTACAGATTAATATTTGTGCCTTGGTTCTGGCAACCAGAGTACCAAATGATGGCTCCCTCATCTTTGGAACTAACCTCAGATGAAATTCAAATACAAAAGACCTACGACTTAACAGACGAACAAATGTTTTGGCGTAGGAACAAGATTTACGAATTGCGTTCAGAAGATCTGTTCCGTCAAGAATATCCGATGACCGCCAACGAAGCGTTCATCTCTTCAGGTCGCACTGTATTCCCAGCAACTTGGTTAATGGCTGCAAGGGATGAGTGTTACTCAGCTAAGATTATTGCTGACATAAACATCAATACGGCTGAGCTGATAGAAAAGCAAGATGGTTGCCTGAAGGTGTGGGATTTACCCAAAACTAACAGGCGTTATGTTATTGGAGCTGACGTTGCTGAAGGCCTTGAGAAAGGAGACTTCTCTTGCGCTGACGTGCTAGACGAGGACGGCAACCAAGTGGCGCAATGGCATGGAAAGATCTCTCCTGATCATTTTGGAGACCTCTTGTACGCTTTAGGCATGCTATACCGCAAAGCATTCATGGGTGTAGAAAGAAACAACCACGGATTGACCACGCTAACCATCTTAAAGAATAAAGGCTATCCAAATATCTACATTCAAGAAGAACTTGAGCGCGAATATGACGGAAAGCAGTTCAAGAAACTGGGTTGGTTAACCACCAGCCGCTCTAAACCATTAATCATAGACAATTTAGCTAGCCTTGTTAGAGATGAGGACAGTGGAATTGTTTGTGAAGACACTGTTAGCGAGATGGAAACCTATATTGTAGCCGCAAACGGATCAACCAACGCTAGGGCAGGGTACTTTGATGACAGAGTTATGTCATATGCCATTGCAGCAGAGATGTATAGAAGAATGCCGCGTAGTTATGCCAATACAATCGTTAATCTAAGACAATATAAAGCCGCTCAAGCGGGTGTGGGTTATTAAATGCTAGTGCAAATTGATAGAAGTGAGCCGCAAGAGCAGAAAGAAGAGTCTCCTGTCGCCCGTAACTTAGTCAGCAAGCTAAAATTACGCTTTGATGAGTGGAGCCAAGCCCGAACTGATATTGAAAAAGATTGGATTGAAGACCTTCGTGCCTTTTCTGCACTATATGACAGCACAACACAGGCCGCTTTAGACAGTGACCCCAATCGTTCACAGATTTATGTCCGTCTTACCCGTGAAAAAACCATGGCTGCGTATGGTCGTATCATTGATCTACTGTTTCCCAACGGAAGTGACCATCCTTGGAGCGTTAGCCCTACACCAATCCCTGATTTATTCGATGGGCCTACTGAATCTGAGATGAAGCAGCAAGCTATCATGGAAGTGATGCAGCTAATGCAGCAGATGGAGCAACAAGGTACACCCATTCAAGAGTTGCCAGCAGATTTAGTGGAAGCTCGCGTCAAGGAAATCCTTGATGGAATGAAAGCAGACTTAAAGAAAGAAGCCAAAGTCCGTAGTGAACGGATGCAAGAGAAAATTAAAGATCAGTTGCTAGAAGCTAAGTACGAATCAGTTTACAAATCCTCCATTATGGAAGCTTGTATTGTTGGTACTGGTGCTATCAAAGGTGCGACTGTTCGGATGGACAAGACACAACGATGGATGCAAGACGAGACAGGTGCTTGGGTAACTTCATCGAAAGAAACACCTAAACCAAATGTAGAACACGTTTCAATATTTGATTTGTACCCTGACCCACA